CGGTCTGTACAGGGAGAGGGTTAGGGTGAGGGGCGTGGGATCAATGCTCGCGAGTTTTGCGGAACACCACTTCAGGGTAGCGTTCCTGCGTCAGATTGAGGTTAACCATGGTTGGTGCGATATACGACAGGTTGTTGCCGCCGTCCAACGCCAGGTTCAGCTCGTTCTTACGCTTGAACTCTTCGAATTTCTTCACGTCGTCACACTCGACCCAACGTGCGGTGGAGACGTTGACCGACTCATACAGCGCTTCCACGTTGTATTCGCTTTTCAGGCGGGCAACCACCACGTCGAACTGCAGCACACCCACCGCCCCTACGATCAGGTCGTTGTTGGCAATTGGGCGGAACACCTGCACTGCACCCTCTTCCGAAAGCTGGACCAGCCCTTTCAGCAACTGTTTCTGCTTCAACGGATCGCGCAGGCGGATGCGGCGGAACAGCTCTGGCGCAAAGTTTGGAATACCGGTGAACTTCATATCCTCACCCTGGGTGAAGGTATCGCCGATCTGAATGGTGCCGTGGTTGTGCAAGCCGATGATGTCGCCTGGATAGGCTTCTTCAACGTGCGAGCGGTCACCGGCCATAAAGGTCAGTGCATCAGAGATCACCACATCTTTGCCGGTACGCACCTGGCGCAGCTTCATACCTTTCTCATAGCGGCCAGACACCACGCGCATAAACGCCACGCGGTCACGGTGTTTAGGATCCATGTTGGCCTGGATCTTGAAGACGAAGCCGGTAAATTTCTCTTCTGCGGCAACCACTTCGCGGGTATCGGTTTTACGCGGCATTGGCGCAGGCGCCCAAGCCACCAGCCCATCAAGCATATGGTCAACGCCGAAGTTACCCAACGCGGTACCGAAGAACACCGGAGTCAGTTCGCCTGCCAGGAAGGCTTCCTGCTCAAACTCATGGGAAGCCCCTTGCACCAGTTCCAGCTCATCACGCAGCTGGGCAGCCAGATCTTCACCTACGGCAGCATCCAGATCCGGGTTGTTCAACCCTTTAACGATGCGCACTTCCTGAATGGTGTGACCTTTACCGGTCTGGTACAGATAGGTTTCATCTTTATAGAGATGGTAAACCCCTTTGAACAGCTTGCCGCAGCCGATTGGCCAGGTGATTGGCGAGCAGGCGATTTTCAGTTCGCGCTCAACTTCATCCATCACTTCCATCGGATCGCGGATATCGCGGTCAAGTTTGTTCATAAAGGTCAGGATCGGCGTATCGCGCAGACGGGTAACTTCCATCAGCTTGCGGGTACGATCCTCAACGCCTTTAGCGGCGTCGATCACCATCAGACAGCAGTCCACCGCCGTCAGGGTACGGTAGGTATCTTCGGAGAAGTCTTCGTGCCCCGGGGTGTCCAGCAGGTTTACCAGACACTCGCGATACGGGAACTGCATCACTGAGGTGGTGATCGAGATACCACGCTGCTTTTCCATCTCCATCCAGTCGGATTTGGCGTGCTGGTTAGAGCCACGGCCTTTTACCGTACCGGCGGTCTGGATAGCGTGTCCGAATAACAGCACCTTCTCGGTGATGGTAGTTTTACCCGCATCGGGGTGCGAGATAATAGCAAATGTGCGCCTAGAGGCCACCTGCTGGGCGAAACTGAGGTCTTTCATTATGTCGTTTCTCAGATATGTACAACAGCGTGTACAAATTAAATTTTTGCTTAGGCGGTGATTCTACATGCGTACAGAAATTGACGCACCATGATCTGCTCAAACCTGCCGATCACCAAATTCGCATAGCTACCACCCGGCCCGCTACACTCAGTAGGAAAATTCGGCCAGGAGCAACACATGCGCAAGGTAACTATCATGGGGAATGCAATCTTTTTCATGAACGAAAACGAGGCGTACCCAGAACCCGATCGCGACGCTGGCGATTCATTCTGCGTGTGGCACGATGAGGATGACCAATATTGGCTGGATGTCCATTATCAAAGAGAGTGGCGTCGGGCGTTCCTTGAGCCCTTCGCCACCTTTGAGGATGTGTTCGCAGCCGTACAGAACTACCGCTACGAGGAGCTGCCGAAGAATTAATCAGCTGGCATTTCAGGGGCGAAGCGCCAAGCGCAGTAAAATTCTTCATCCCCTTCCACTTGTACAAGATCACCATCAGCAGATATCAAACCGATGGTATAGGGCTGCCCTTCAACTAAACTAGGGCAGCTTACATTGGTGATACAGACAACCGTATTTCCAATTTCCATAATTTCACCTTAGCAACTAACCAATTTAACCGAGTGAATGGTCAATGATTCCCCAATTTTAAGGGCGTCCGCATTTAGCCTTATCCTTAAGTAAAATGACGAGCCTCCCACGCGCCAAAGTGTCCCTGATGTACACAACATGTGTGAACTACTACCAGGGATGGTTGTTGTCCCGTTCAAAGAATAATCTGCAATTAATCCTGTCGTGGCGTTTGCGCTGGTTCCAGTAACGATACTGTTATTAGTGATGAGCTTTTTAATATAAACATCACTAACCCCTGCACTTGATACGACAAGTTGAAATCCAACCTGCTTTGAACCCACTATTGGAATTAATACATCAACACCTTTTGATCCTCCACTTCCCACGGTGGATGTATAAAGTCGGCTGTTGTCACTTTGAATTGTCTCCGTCAGTCCAGTGCCAGACACAATGAAAGTGGTTGTTGACATCCCGTCTGCATCTATCGAAGAGGCTGGCATTTCTAACGCCATTACTTTAGCAGCATCGTTCGTGAAGGTAACGTTATCTGTAATTAAGGGAAGGTTCGACAGCTTAGCATATTTCGGGTTAACGCCATCTGACACAACGACTGAGTCACGGATTGTAACCTGATCTCTTGTGGTTTGATTAAACATTACATATGGTTGCTCGTTTACCCTGACAGCAAAATACCCCCCTGTAATTAACAATTGTGCATTGGGTGTATTTAACTCTGCTAATGGCAAAGTCCGCTTTTGCCATTCCTGATGTGAGTTAATCTCTACAAACCCACGGGTGATAATCCCGATCCCAGAACAGTAGTCCAGGGAGCCGCCTTGCCAGTAAATTTTTCCATTTGGGTTATCTATTTCAAATGCATACCCAGCATTTTGCCAAATGCAACCAAAAAATGAGAATCGTTCGTAGGTGTCGTCCTGATTTGTTAAATAGAGCAATCTATTGCAACTATTCCAACCACACCCATTCCAGTTCCACCCCCAGCCACCCACGCCATTGATGAATATTTTATTGAAACCCGAAAACTGGCAGAAGTTGACGTTATGCAATGCGGACGCATTATCATTTGAACTGCCGGATTTATTCTCTGCAAAGAACAAATCAATCGTTCTTGAAAAGTTACCATCAGCATTAAACGAAGTGAAGTATATACCCTGAAAAATAGGGGTGATTTTGTTTTTATATGATGCCAATCCTTCCGTAGATGCCTGTGTGATCCAGATGGCCACATTGTTTTTGTATATTCCCGTTGGGTCAACTGCAATTTCAGCAGGGCCAGAGAATGAAACTTTAGAGGCATCGAAGTAGATTGTTTTAGTGATCCTCACGCGGCCAATGACTTTTACTACAGACTTTACGCCGTAGTCCGCGGACATGACTGCAGCATCAATCGTTGCTTGTAGACTATCACTGTCGTCAGTTACCCCATCACCGTAGCAGCCAAACATTCTAGTGTTGGCAACATCATCAATGATGCGCTTTAAACGCTTTCCTGATTTATTGACAACAACTGTTCCACCGTTAGCGGGTGATGTCGTGTCTGTGGCGTCGTAATAAAAATAACCTGGTGCGTGCGTTCCTAGCAGGGAGTCACTCCACGACGCGGAAAAAGACATAACATCAATTTTATCGCCGTGCCGCTGTGGTTCCTGATAATAAAGCTGGTCAATGTCAGCACAGCGACCAATCACCGCGGCACCCGCTGGACTACTGATTTCACTGCGCAACGTTAAATCACTAACATCAACCCAAGCGTCATCCCCGAAACCCCCAGTCGTTTCTGGAGTTGACCCAGGAGGAACAACTTTAGGATATCCACCGCGCCAAGAATAAAATGCACTATTGTTGCCAATCCAGCGTAACGCCGAGCTTATAAGCTCCAACGTCGCCCCTGCCTCAAAGGAATCTATCGGGGAAAAACCCGACTCTTTTATAGCTTTATCGATAGCTTCTCGTGAATCTTCATAAGCCGTTTCTGACGCTGCCTGCGATTGTGCCGCATATGCAGCAGCCTCCTCTTTACTCATTGCGGCTATATCGGCTGCAGTAGCCGCAGTTCGGCTAAATTTCCAAGCAGCATCCGCAGACACTGCTGCACTGTCGGCATTTTGGCTTGTTGAAGCGACGTTTGCCGCCTCTTGAACATTTCGCGGGGCAAGCTCTGTATCAACTTCAACAACATTATTTACTGGCAAGCCTTCAGATGACATGATCTGACCTCATTTTTCAGTTTGCTCTGGTGCCGTAAATTTTTTACCGTCATACAAAAATCCCGGACCTACATACACATCGTCACCGACTGAAATAGCTTTCATATCTCCAAGCTGTATCTGAGCTTCCCCGTCCCACTCGATAACATTCACCACGACATTATTCGCTATTAGGCAATATTTCATTACGCATACTCCCACACAATAACAACGCCTTTGCCGCCAACACCGCCTGCGATTGCGCTGGTCAGCTCCCCAGTAAATGCTCCTGTGCCACCAGCCCCGTAGTTGTATGCCGCTGCAGGGGAGGCGCCGACGACATTTCTTGCGGTTGGACCACCAAAGAACGAATTTCCCCCCAGCCCTGAAACGACTATTACTGTCGATACGGCAAAACCAGCTTCGCCAGGGGAGCCGCCTACGGATACAATATTCGCCCCCGTTGCCGGTGAGCCAGATGCAGCAGCGCCCCCCAAACCGATAGGAGGAGCCACAGGGCCGCGAGCCCCACCACCCGCGCCGCCCGGGCAAATGAGTAAGCTCCCAAATGACGTAGATCCGCCTGCTCCGCCAGTAGCTCCCAAGGCAGCACTACCCGCAGCACCTATCAGTACAGGGACACCAGAAAAGCCAGTTCTGAAAATACTCTTGCCGTATGTTCCGGATGTACCTCCGTTACCGTAGGAGATCTGCCCCGTAGAAGTTGCAGGGCAACCACCGCCACCACCACCAGCCCCTATCGCTTCTACAATCACAAATTTTGTTCCTGCGACGGGGATGTATACGCCGGAAGTTGTGATCACTTGCACGTTTAGAAGTCGCCCAGGGGTTTGAGCAATCATTGCCGCCTGTAACCCCGCCTGTAGAGCGGGAACATTTCCATCATCCAAAACATCCTGGCCGGTCTTGTCAGCAATAAATTGCCCGACGGCGGCAGCCATAACGGTGCCCTGCCGCCATGCTTTGTTGAGTTCCTCAGATTTGGCCACACCAGAGGAAAAGCCTCCGCTCCTGGCAGGAAGTGCCTGGTAATCTGCATTGGTCAATACGTTGGCGTTCGCCGCCGTGCCAAACGGCAAAAACTCATTCTTAGGCATTTGATGCTCCCAATGGTGCGCCCCACGCGCCGGTATCAAGCCCCGATATAAATTCGTTCTGAATGTCGAAGCCGAAGATCGGACCGGAGGCAGTTGTGATGGTGTAATTTTTAATGCGGACGGTTGAGGGCTTGATGTCCAGGTAGCCCATCTCAATGACGACTTTCATAACCGGCGTAATACTGTTACCCGTGATATAGACCGACATCGTCATATCGAAGTTATCAACAGCGAAAATTTTGGTTTCCCCGTTCGGGAAAATTTTCTGGTAGATGTCACTGAGAGTTTCCGTTGTGCCGTCCCAGTGGTTCGCGGAAATTTTGGCGCGGATTATGGTGCGGTATGTGTCATCATCCAGCACGGTGAAGCCGCCAGCGTCGTACCGGCCACGCCAGAGCCCCGCCCCAAATCCCAGTTCGTCATCATCAAAGGAAAAGTAAACGCCAGTGATAGGCGTCGCTATCTGGCGGCCAATGCCCACCCAGAGCCCAACGGCATCGAGCTGTACGCCAATGGCAGCATCCAGATCAAAGTCGGTTACCTGTTGGGTTAAAGCGTTCTGGATATTTACAAAAGGCTGGGTGATAAGGGATATGTGGTCGTAAAACTTCGGTTTGTGCTTGTTATAAGACGGGATCAGGCGTTGATACTTTGTCTCGGTCATGATGTCACCACCAGCACCACGTTATCCGCGTCGCAGGCTGCCGCCTCGTTAAACCCCACGATGATATTAGCCGGGGCCAGCGAACCTGCTGAGCGACCAATCTGCAGATCGATAATGTCGTAATTCGCGCTGTCTGCGCTGCCGTTTAAGTTGGCCGGCAGAAAAAGGCGCGTGATGAAAACCGGGTCACCGATGCGGATAGCGTTGATGTAAGCCGCAATAGCAACCCGGATTTCTTCGCCGATCGCCGAGGTATATCCCTGCAACGCTTTGATCTGGATCTCGACAAAAATATTGACGGTCGTCGGGCGGAAAAAGCTAATCGGGTGAACGATGCCGTATTTGTCCGCAATTGGGATCGTCGTCGTTCCGTAGGTTCCACCGCCCGGCGTTTTCTTCGTCGCGATGGTTTGGGCGATGGCTGTTGCGTCGCCGCCATCGACTACGATCGAAATAGAATGCCGTGGCAGCCCATTAGCATCCGTTACATCGGTGTCGTTCTCATATGGCCTGTAGCGCTCCACGCCGGGCAGCGTGGCCACGGCGCCCATGATGCCATCCAACACAGTGCTAGACGGCAGAGAGACGGACTGTGTTTGCCGCTGGCGCAATTCCGCATCGGTTTCCACTGGTCGCCCTGGTGTGGCGGCTGCCGGGTTCGTGACAGTCTGCCAGCCCTGCGTTGGTGTCGCGATTACCGTGATGGTGCCTGCGGGTGCCACCGTGGCACCATCAACCTGGCAAGTGGCAGTAACAGTCACATGGCCATTGGTGCCGATTGTCACCACCGCTGGCAGTGACCACGATATGCCGTTACCGTCCCGCACAACGCCGTTTGTAATTTGCCTGCCAACCTGGCCAACAATCAGCACGTCTGCCGTTGACCGGCTGGCGGCGTTGACCGATATCCCGTTAATCTTGACGTTAGACGCCAGCGCGCCATGCTGGGCAGTTGCCGGGCTGAATGAGTTATAGACGGCGATCGATGTGTTGTTCGCGTCGTGAATGGCCAGCGCGTAGATAGCCAGCATCTGGCCGTCTTTGCTGTCTGGCTCCAGGTAAACATCATCACCGTAAATCTGCTGAAAAAAACCGGTCAACGTATTAAGGATTGTCTGGTAATCAGGCGCGGTGATGCCGCTCGCGGTCACAGTGGCCGCAAGCCCAAGCGTGTCGAGATTTAGCATTATGCCTCGCTGGTTACAGTCGTTTCGCCGTACAGCGTGTTGATACGAGCGTTAAACACAACTCTACGTGTGTCGCTGTCATATTCGGTGGTGAACTCAAGGATTTCGGTAACACCCTGGGTACCGAGGATGCGTTCGCGTACAGCCATGTTATAGGCCGAGGATTTGTGTTTACCGAGGATAGATTCTTTGTAAGGGGTGCCCTCGGTCACATCGAGGAACCATTCACCGGTCCACAGTTCAAACCGGGTTTTTACTGCCTGGGCGACTGCCTCCGGGGTGTTCGTCAGAAACGTATTGTCACCCTGGCCAAACGTATAATCGCCGCTGTCGTCCTCTTTCCGGTACCTCATTGCGGGCCTCCCGTGCTGCCGCTGCCAGTTTCTACGCCGCCGTGCGTGTGGCTCATCAGGCTCTTGCTGCCAGCGGTTACATCGTTGGTTACGTTCACCGGCCCCAACATCGTCGCCGTTCCGCCGTCTTCACCCATGCCCTGTGACAGATTGCCGTTGATCGTCACGTTGCCGTTGAGCACGATTTCAGGGGAGTTAATCTCGGTACCGCCCATGGCGCTGGCCGTCAGTTTTCCGGGGGTTGTTACGGTCACCGCGTGGCTGCCAGGATCCAGTTCGATAAATGCCGCCCCATCGTCGGTACGCAGCTGCGCGGCGCTGGTACTGAGGCCGCTGATTTTCTGCGCCTGCGATTGCGGTCCAAGTATGGCGAAGCCGTCGGCCAAGTGGTGCTGCCGTTCTGATACCGGCTCTTGTACCCCGCCACTCTGCCACCAGAAATCGATGCAGCGGTCCGCAAACACAACGAGGCACTCGTCACCCGCCTTAACCGGGAAGGTGAGCGTAACGCCCCCGCCACGCGGGAAAATGACGGGTACATCCACCAGCAGCGGCAGATCGAGAGGTACCCGCGTGCCGTTGCTGTCCGTTTCTTCTCCTTTCACGCCAGGCAGAACGACGCACGTCACGGCATCGGGATCAAAGGACTGGATCACGCCGGGGATGGCAACACGTATTTTTGAGGAAATGGATTCGGCTAATGCTTGATCGGCCTGCTGCTTACCGCCGATCTGAGATTGGAGTGATACGGGCATGAATTTTCCCCATAAAAAATCTATGGTCACC